ATGGAACTTCACGCAAGACATAGAGTATTTGAATTAGAGGGTCCCATACCTCGTGAAATCCAAGTGCTTTACAGGGAAATGGAGGGTACATATAGACATCTAGATCAGTTACGAAACGGTGGAGCATTTATGGATTCTGAACCAAGGCGTTTTATACGTCAGTGTCCAAGAGAAGAATGTAAAGGTTTTCTGAATGAAGAATGGTATTGTGGTTTATGTGAATGTAAATACTGTAAAGAGTGTAATGATCCTTTGGTACCTGATCACATGTGTAACCCTGAAACTGTAAAAACGATGAAACTTCTCAATAAAGATAGTAAGTCGTGTCCCAAATGTGGTACAGTTATCCATAAGACAAGTGGGTGTGCTCAGATGTGGTGTATTTCATGTCACACAGCTTTCAGTTGGCGAACAGGTGAGATTGAGACTGGTCGAATACATAATCCACACTTCATAGAGTTTAAGAAAAAGACGATGATGTCTCGAGAACATGGAGATATTCCATGTGGTGGCACCCCTTCATTTAGAGAATTGCGTGAAATGGGTGCCACAAATGAGATACTCCAATATGCATTATTTGTACACCAAATAGAACGAGAATTGGTGTATATAGATACGCGACCGATAGACAATACCCAAATACGAGTTGTTTACATGTTGAACGATATTACCGAACATGATTTCAAACATTATTTACAGCGTCAAGAAAAGTATGTGGAAAAAAATCGAGATCTTTCAAACATTTTTGAAATGCTCGCCAATACAGGTGGGGATTTTCTTAGACAGTATGTTCTTGAACCAGAACGACATGATGAAATCATTGATCTTTTACAGAAGATTGTGGACTATGGAAATGAAATTTTCGATTCAATTCGTAAACGCTACAATTGTCGACTTCCCAGAAATATTTATGTATGAGTACATTAGGATGTTACTTTTATTGTTCATCATCATTCTCGTCATCTACATATTACCTAGATACAGAAGCCCTAAGGTGTTCAAAAACTTTTTGACTGATGATGAATGTCGGTATGTGATACAGAAAGCAAAGGGTGATTTGGGAACATCATCTGTCACAAATGAAAAAAAGGTGGATAAATCGATTCGTAAAAGTGAGACAGCATGGTTAGACAAAGAGGATCCTATTGTTCGAGATATTATGGACAGATGTCTCACACACACGGATCGACCATTCGTGAATTGTGAACAGTTACAGGTGCTTCGGTACGAACCCGGTGGATTTTATAAACCTCACCAAGACGCATTTGAAAATGATAAAAATATGAGAATGTATACATTCATTTTGGCACTGAATGATGGCTATGAAGGTGGTGAAACTATATTTCCAAACTTGAACAAAGAGTACAAACTCGAGAAGGGTGATGCCCTTTTTTTCGATACTCTCGACAACTATGAGTTTATGACATCCAAGGCTTTACATGGTGGGAAACCTGTAAAGTCTGGAGAGAAATGGATTTGTAATTTATGGGTTAGGAAGTATCCTTACACCTGAACCTCACCACGTTCGATCAACTTCTTGCGATTCTCTAGATGAAGGCCCTCGACTAGCGACTTGTTTTGAGCGGCATATGGAACAGCATACCCTTCGTCACACATCCACTTATTAACATTGGTCCAGGTACCTTCTTCACACACCCAAACCTCTGCGAGAACGCGACCAAACTTACCCCTCGAATCCGCCTCCGGGCATCTGAGTTCGATCTCGATATCATCTTTCTCAGATGCGACCGCCTTCAGGCACCATTCCTTGAGCTTCTTCTTCGAGAGAAGTCCGAAAACTTTCTCCTCCTTATCAGAAGTACGAGACTCGGGAGTGTCAATACCTAGGAGGCGAACACGCTGCTTCGTGCAGACATCAAAGCCTAGATCAATGTTAACATCAATGGTATCACCATCAACCACCTTCTCAAGGGAAGAGACACGGTACTTGAAGTTGCAGGGTTCGACGTCGTAAGAAGACATTTTCTATTATGAAGACACTTAAAATCTTTATGCTACATTAAGGTATGAAATGTGTCGCAACATTCTCAGAAAACAATCTATACAAGATAAAGTTGGCGAAGACTCGTAAGAACGTTCTCGAGGGGATGTACAGACGACCAAGTGTCGTGGAAGTGCGTCCAATTAGGGAAAATCTGAGACTTCGTTTTCGTTTCACTGAAGCGATAAAAGAAGCACAGGAAATATGTGCATTGGATAAGGATTCTTCCGAATGCCATTGGGCGTGGTACGAAGTAGATGAACTTGAGGATTCCCTCATGCGTCGACAATGACTGTCGGTGGTTCGTCATCATATCCATAAAAGTGTATAGAAATGCCATAGAGTTCATTGAGTCTGGTGTGTAACTCCTCATTTATAAAACACTTCCATTCACGTAAACTCGTGGAAAAGTATTCACACCTCTCCTCACCAAAGCCACGTTTGAGAAGAAAGTCTTCGTAGCGTACTTCCTTCATGAGTGAATAGACAGACTCTGGAACTGGAACTGTACCCCTTTTCACCGCATCAAATATGTCTATGACGTAGTACCCACGTGCGTCACAGATAATGTTCACTTGTATATCAGGGAACCCCTTGATGAATGATTCAAAGTCTGCGTCACTCGGGAGAGTCGTGAAGATTGTGGGACCAACTTCATCAGGAATTACCTGGAGGAATGATGGATGCGTGTGATACGCGATAGGTGCATCCGACCACTCTGCCTCGAGAACACTCGCATCGACGCGTGCCCTATCCTTCGAGGTCACGTAGGTGAGACCCTTATAATTCATACACTTGTCGTACTTAACCTTCCCACCATATTCCCACCTATTTTTTGATGACAACTTACTTACAGATTTCAAATCTCTCACCACGATTTTTGTAATGTGTAACCTGTGTGCGGTCATCCTATATTCATGATGACATTTTTATCCAGGAGTGTAATCTCACCGAGTTCGTCCCATGTGTAGTACTTGATGGATATACCAAACTTCTTGCGCATGATGGGGTCCATGTACCCGTTTACAGCTCGTTTCCATCGGTCAGGTGTCGTTTGAAAGTATTCCAGGTTACTCCAGTTCACAGATACACGCTGAAATTCTCTGGAACTCAAGAAGCGATTAAATTCTGCGACAACTTCATCTGGGTTGGGTTTATTCATATTCGTTTCAAGGAGATCAATGATATAGTATCCCTGGTACTCGAGGATAAGATTTGCTTGTATCGTGGGGTAGTAGCTTATATAGGTCCTGAAATCAGTCTCACTTGGATAGGTAAAAAGTGGTTTATTATTTTCAGGGACTGGGTGTGTGTGATACACGATATATTGAGTCATATCTTCTTGTGTGGGGGTTACAGAAGTCAGTTGTTGGTTTGTACTCACCGTCGGTGTACCGAATCTAACATAGTTACGTGTATTCGAAAGTGTGAATGGTATAGAACCCCCGTACTCTACTCGCTGTTCCCAGGTTTTCTTATACACATTCTGAAGTTCTTTGATTGTTTTGCGACTCAATCTCACCGAAAGGTAACGATCATTCCCACTCGTCACTGTACCTACATTAAACGTATTCCTGGGTATGTTTACACGCCTAAATTTTTTGGATAGACGATTGAGTGCAGCATTAATTTGAGTCATCTTCCTTCGTCTCTCCACTTCACGGCGTCTGTTAAGATTCTGCCTACGCACTGTCTCAGATCTTCGTTTCTCCACTGTCTTCGTAGAGGTCTTTTTGATAGGCACCCTCTTTGGAAGCATCTTACTTTAGATAAAGATTTAAATAGATGGGTATCTAATGAACATCGAGGCATTCGCTCGAGAGATATATTCTCAACTGGGTCCTGGCTACAGTGAGAGAGTATACCACAATGCGATGGAGGTTTTACTAAGGGAAAAACGTATTCAGTATGAATCGGAACGTATCATCACCATTCCATTCAAGGGGCACGTGATTGGCAACTTGAGGGCAGACATTATTATTGACAACGAGATTGTTCTAGAGTTTAAAACTATTCGAACTCTGAATGACGCGGCGGAGTTGCAGGCTCATAACTATCTTCGTCTGACAGGTCTGAAGACGGCGTATCTGGTGAATTACCCCCCTCATCCGGAGCGGGAGGTGGAGGTGCGACGGATTCAAGTAGAACCATCAGAGGAAGAATCCGAGCCAGGTTGTGGTAAAACCTTTGAGATTCCGTATAATGTGTCTGTGGATCTAGGACAGCCAATTGAAGAATATCTTGAGCCCTTAGGAGTAGAGTCCGAGCTTCTTCTAGACAGTGGTATACCGCTGGGTCGGCTTGACTGATCGTCTCGAGATGAGGAAGAACTTTGGTTTCCAACTCATAGAGGGCGAGGAGGGCTGGTTCGTCGTTCATTTGTAATAGTTGTATTTCTGTCTATACTTAGGCTCAATCTTTACATAGACTGGAGAGCCCCCACTTGGGGGTTTTCGACAGAAATTCTTACAGTTACAACCGTCTCGCGGGTTCGTGAGTTGTCTTTTGTTTGCGTAACACTTCAAGGGAAGGTAGATGTCCTTCTTGAGAAACCGAACGATGCGATCGATGAGTATCATAATAATTTTTCACGCACCCAATCTCTATCCTTCTTAAAAATTTTAGACAACTTAGGGTCTTTATTCTTAAAGAGAATCATGAGAACATTGAGGCGTCTGAAGAGACCTAGGGGTGGTTCACCAGCCCGCACGACACGCATGAGGGCACGGTGTCGCGCGAGTTCAGACTTTTCCTTGACATCCTCATAGCCATGGGCACTGAGGATACCAGAGTTGCTGAGGGGGATGCGCACGACCATTTATTCTACCCCGACTTTATTTTTTACCCTCACAGATGAGACATACTCTCTGTCTACTGAAGCAGTTAGTGCATAAAAAGTGTTCACATTTCCGAAACTTGACACATTCCTGATGCGTGTGACAATTTGGACACTCTGAGTTTTTAAATTGGAGGGCTTCATTCTTGAATCTCCAAAAGCATGAGGTACATACTTTTAATCCAGACCTCATGCTTTTGCCACACACTTTGAAATTTGGACAGGTCATATCTATCTACACTGTCGGAATAAATTCCCATTTTAAATCGTGACAGATCTTATTCCAAATCACGTCCTGTTGATACAACTTTTCTTTCGACTTGAGGAGTGGGAAGTATTGGAGGTAATCATCTTCACCTAAAAGTTCACAGAATTTATAGAGGACATAGGAGTAGCTGAGAAAGTTCTTCCTCTCTGTAGGACAATTGTCATCGAATGGTTTCTGGATATCTTTGAACATGATACGAAGATATTCTTCCAATTCTTGGGGCATATTTGGGGGTTTGATACCATTTAAGATATTTGTTATGTAAGGGACATGTTCATAGTATTTATTAAGTCTTAACTTTTTCAAGAGTCCTCGAATCTTCGCGTGTGTGATATCTTCGAGGTTTTTGATTTTCATCTTTTTGAGTTCTGATCTCAATTGATCGATGACTTCAACGGGTATATTTGTCATCTCTTGTGCCTGAAACTGTGACAACCATTCGTTAAAGTGGTTT